ATCATGTTGGCTACATATTGTATCTTAGAATATGTAATTCCAGTGCTGGCACTTGATGAAGATGCTATTGCATTAGTTGTAACTGAATTAACGCCCATTTCATTAGACGTAATACCAGATGTAGCTACTTTTAACTTGCCAGCGGTCAACGCAAGAGTTCCTCCTGACAACGCATCGCTTGTAAATAGCGTTTGGTCGATGATGTTGTTCATCAACGTGCTGGTAATAACCTCGTTTGTTGCGAAGGTGTGCGTTGTTTCTACTACTCCAGGCATATTATTTCTGTGATATGATTTGTCGGTTTGTTACAGACCCTGTAACTTTTATGGATGTGATCTTAGGTGAGCCGATTGTCCGTGTCAAGGTTAGCGTTCCTAGATAGCCTCTAATGCCACCAAGACGGAAGCGAATGTTACCTGTCTCATCCTCGTTGGTAGATCCTGTGCCAAGCACTACACCGTCAAGGAACATAGTTGTTGTTCCGATGCTCTGACTATTGTCTGGATCTTCTGCGGCAAAGGAAATATCATACTCACCTAACCCACCATCGACACATTGCATAGTAACTTGCCCATCTGTAAAGCGTTTACGGTCAAGATTGCCTAGCGCATACCCCCTAGTTGTCAAAGATGACTCGATAGGAAAGCTAGTTATTGAGCCAGCGGACACTAAACTGTCATTGGATGTCTCAACGGCCTCTAATTCATGCACTCCACCTAGCGATGTTACGGCATAAATGCTATTTCGCTCAGCAGCACTGCCAATAATTATGTTTTTAATGATAAAGTCACCAGCATCAAACGTGTCTATAGACTCCCATCCTTTGTTCAGGAAATTGAAGATTAAGATTGTGTTATTTCCAACAGCATCATTAGCTCCTGCAATAGAATCCAACGCAACAGCAAGGTAATATCGGTTATTGAACAGAGTTCCAACCGCCTCGGCAGCTAGATTCTTGTTGATTCTGTCAATATACGGCTGAATGTTCTTAGAAATAGGTTCATCTGCACCGCGAAGGTTGTAGTCATTTAAGAACTCAACAGCATACACACCTTCATCCGAAAGAAAAAACATAGCATTGCCTTTCATAACAACGCTTTTTTTAGCCAAGCACCCTACTTCGGTAGTCAACGCAGTTACACGGGTGTCATTTAAGCTTCCAGTAGTGCCGCTAATAAGGTGCAAGCTATTGCGATTAAGAACAACTAGCTTGTCGTCGTAAAACCCTTGCATTGCTACAAGATAATCTGTTGTGCCACCAGTAATTCGGAACTGATTGGCAATCTGGTCAAACGTGTGGCTATCTAAAATATCTGATACAGCAATCTCATCTGTGATGTTTCGATTCGTATAAGTAGGAGAACTAAATGTTCCAGCAGGATCGTAGTAAAACGGAACCCATAATCTGCGTTGAAAGTAAATACCCCATGGTGGGGCAGGTTGATGGATGAATCCTGCTCCAACGCTAAATGGTCCACCTACTTGGATGTTGTTTCCGCCAATAGTATTCAAGTCACCTACTGGCGCAATAAACTCAATCAATGTGGTTGTGGCATTTTTTACCTCAAACGACTTGCCAGAAATACCGCTGAACGTAGGTTCTGTTGTTTCATAAACAGTGACCGTGTCTCCAGTAGCAAGTGTTGTGTTGCCTGATACAACCAAACTCACCACACCAGATACTACGTCTACATTGCCTCCAGTCACCGTGAACACCTGTGGTTGCGTGTAAGCACCTCCAGGCACAAGCGTGAACCCAGCTTTCAACACACCAGCAGTAACACCAAATGTTGCAGCTGCTACTTGTGTCGATGTAAAGGTGTATGTAAATACATCCTTATCCGTAACGGAAAGAACAACAAATGTTCCATTAGCAGGGGTTGTTCCTCCAGTTAAACCGCTAACAATAATGGTATCATTTACGGTTAATCCGTGATCTTCAACCCGCATGGTTACTGTTGTAGAAGGCGCAATTGGTTGGCTTGCACTCTCAATCTGCCGACCATTGGGAAACCACTCAAACGCTTGCGACCCACCACGGAACAAGAACACGCGATCAAACGCTTGTATCATGTCGGTGTCGCTAGTAACGGATTGACCTGCAGGATACTTAATATCCTGCGTGGTGTATTCACTTTGATCGCTGAGGGTAACTAAGATAGCCTTAGTATCCAACGCCAGAACGATGCTCTCTGTATTACTTGAGTTTGGATCACTAAACAAGCAAGATGCTCGGACGTTGACGTTAGCGGCATCGTTAATCGGAGTTGTGGACAATGTGCCAGTCTGGTCGCTGATGGATGTTAATCCAGCTACGGAATATGTCACCGTATTAGCACTAGCTACGGTCAACGTAAAGTCACCATTCATCTCAACATTGCCGACAAGTCCAGTAATCCTTCCTAGTGCCGTGCCAGTCAACCCGTGACCTGTAATCGTAATCGTAACCACACCAGCAGCTACACTAGCAGCAGTGATGTTCTTAGCTACGTCAATCAGAAAGAACGGCAACTGTAACGGACTGCCACCACTCGTCAACGATCCTGTCCTTGCGACAATACCCCTACGTGGCTTCCAGTATCCTTCCATCCTGCCATTCAACGACTCACGCACCTCACCAACTTCTAGCTGGTTCAACTGCAATCGCTGATTCACACTAAGAAACCCACCATCCCCATCCGAGGATTGCGCTTCGTCCATCGCACTACCACTCTGTGCAAACTGACTCATTATACGTAATAGGCAATAACGGAACCACTAGTAACGGTAATTTCTGTAATCATGCCACCAATGCCAATACCAGCAGGAATCGTAACGCCCCCCAAAGTGTCTATCTCTTCAATATTGCTTGCAACTATATTAGATAACACAGTGTCTGTAATAAATTGCAACCAACGGAATTTACCAGTGATTGCTCCATTTGCGCTAGTGATTAGGATACCACCACCTTGTCCTTGTAAATCGTAGCTAATAGGGCTGCTCATGCGCGTGTTTTATCATTTTGGAAGGATTTGTCAAGTTCCCATTTAGCCATTTTTTCGGAGGGTGGGAAACCAATAGCTATAGCCGTAGCACACGCGCACGCGACCCCCGCCCCCCCTATCGCACAATACTTGCAATAGCAAACAACTTGCATGAAACACCCGTATGAAACGCTTGTTCGACACCGCCGGAACAGCCGGAACAGCAGCACCGGAACAACCGGAACAGCAGCACAGCACCTGGATGAAACAAACGCTTGATTACTAGCACGACAGCACCGGAGCAGCACCGCCGGAACTCCGCATAAATCATTCGCATGAAACGCTCGCTTAAAACACCCGCATGCACTGCCGGCGCACCCGCATGAAACGCTCGCTTGAATGACCAGAACGACAGCACCGGAGCATCCGCACGACAGCACGCTCACACCCGATGGCATGCCGGCGCATCATGTCGGAAAAATTATTTGCTTGACATCTTTTTTGGTTTCAGTATAATTAGTGCAATACTGTTCAGTGATGAACTGGTGATGATCTCATGCTTGCCTGGTGAGTGAGCGGTTGTTGATGATTATTTATTGAGAGGGTGAATAGGTTGCTGAGTCTCTCGCATGTCTCCCCATGTCTCTCTCGCATGTCTCTCGCATGTCCCTTGCTTGTCTCTCTCTTGCCTTGCTTTGTTCCCTTGGGGGTTGATTTAGAGACAAAATTCCCTAACATAATGCGCGCTGTAACCCTTGAAGAATAAGGGAGAATGAAAATAAATAAATAAAATGTAAAATAGTTGTCGACAACTGCAAGATATTTGGTAAGTTTGCCCCGCCGCGCCGAACAAAGCGGTGAATACAACTACAACTTGAACATGAATATGACACCAACCACACATAGCGAGACGCTCACCAGCATGCTTAATTTTGCACTCGCCCACGATTGGGGAAAAAATGCACTCATCCCATACGCATCATCCGCGCTACACATCTACGACGAGTATGCAGGCGAGATCGTGAAATTTACAGACATGCTCACCCTCAGAACTTGGGCTGGCTACTAACCAACACACAACACAACACAACACAACATGAGAAAGCAAGCTAAATCACAACTGCCAGCCATCCGCGAAATCGAGATCAGCACCGCCGAGCTTTGGTTATCCACTGGAGCCGTCCGCATTACTGATGTCGGGGAGGAAAATACTTACTATGAAAACGAATTCGGTCATTTGTTTTTCTGTAAGAATTATCCAACGTATGAGGAGCAAGTATCTTTTGAGCGTTCACAATCCAGCCACTGATGAGATCCAGGCAAGGATCGAAACCCGAAAGGGTCTGGCAATGCCAACATAACAAATACAACTTGAACATGAACATGACAACACAACACGACAACACGACACAAGCCGCCCTTGCCATCATCGCAGCAAGCCCCGCAATATCCGCATGGAAGCGCGGAGTTAAAACCTACGCCCTTGAAATGGTTGAGGAACTGGCCGACTATCTGGACCCGACTTATAGCCCCGAAAAGCTGCTAAACGGTGCCAAGAATTGGGGCGAGTACTCCTATGCAGGGAATTCGCTAATTTATAATTACGACATTGCAGAGAGACTCTGCAGCCCGTCAGAGCTTAAACG